TGTTTAATGTTTCCCAGTATCGTTGCAAGAGCATTACGATCGGTGATTCGGGTGTGTTCTTGGAGTTCTGATAAGACATACTTTTCTTCAGGTGTGCAATCAGGACATTTCCAAGAAGGTACTTTGAATTCTACCTTAGGAATTTCTACTGGTGGTGGTGCAGTGACCACTGAAGTGGTGTTAGTGTTATGAATGATGAAGGCTGAAAGGATTCCAGTTCCACCAACAAATACGGTGTTGATCCACATCTTAGATAAGTTCCTCAAATGATTCTTTGAATTCTTCATAAACAGCACAAGCATTCAGATAGTCACCCATAGCCACTAGGTCATGGATGCGATCAATGATACTGTCCTTGAGAAGCTGAGTCTCATTCATCAGATCTTGTTCCATGAAAGTAGTCCTTCCTGTAGTAACGGCCGAGAACATTAGAATTGTAGAACCTCGGAACGCCGTTGTCAAGCGATTCGGTCAGGACTCCCTGGACGAACAACTGACGAGTCTCCTCGTAGTTTACCTTTCCTAGTGTAGTATGTATACTCAAAATCTGGCGAGAAAAGTTCTGTTTCCCGTACTTCTTTATGTCTTCTTTCAGTTCGGGGCAAGACCCATAGTACTTCTTCCAATCAGACTCTGAAGTAACTCGGCGTTTACCACCTTTTGGTTTACGTTTCTGGACAAAATATTTTCTTCCGATATACTCTCTACCATTAAGTGAGTTCGTAATTCTATAAACGAACCCGTAGTTATCTCCAATATCTTCCGACAAAAACGCACGACCCTCGTACATCCAAGGGTTTTCATAATCAACCATATAGCTTTTTAAGTTTAGCTATATTTATTTCTGAAACTCCACAGAGTCATTATAGTGATGTTTGTAGGGCTTTGTCAACTTTACCTTCAAGAATCTTCTGATCCTCAATGAACTTGATCAGGCGACCTGCCCAGTATTCATGATATTCTTCTGGATAGTGCATAGACCAACGATCAGTATCTTTCAGATGTTTCCAATCTGGATGATTTGTAGCAACACCCCAATAACTATATTGTTCTCTAACAATTACATTACCAGGTCTACTTGGTTCATAGATTGTTTTATTAGTCGCATGATGTCCATAGTAATATTTTGGATCAATGTTTGACCAATCACCATAATAAAAGTCGGTAGCAGAAGTAAACAAATATGGAATATCATATTGTTTGCAAATACATTGAATCTGCCATATAATGTCTAGAGACATACTATGAACTTCTTCGTCTGTATGTGCTCTCAACCAGTATTCGTATAGTTTTAATAATTTTTCATTTACTCTTTCACGTTCTTCCAACACTCCTTCTTGGTATCTTCCTAAGAGGTATGGAGTTCCGTGCATGGTTCCTCTACCACTACTAACAAAATTTCTTGCAGGTTCGCAGAAACCGAAGACCATAAACATCTTCTCTTTTCTTCGGAGTCCTATCTGAACTCTGGACATAAATTTTTTCATTAACCAATAATTACTACCCCCAACTTGGGAATAGTTTTCATAGTCCATTCCATAGTGATTAGCAATTTTAGCGGGGTAAGCTTTTTTAGGATTACCTCGATCCCATCTGTGATCAATTTCGGCACCAGCAGTATGACTATCACCGAAAGCAATTAATGTCGTCATGTCCAAATTTTAACGTTGTATTTTTCTTCCCACTCTTGAATTTGATCTTTACTATTCAGAATAGGTTCTCCTTTTATATTTAACGAAGTATTCAAAAGCATTGGGCAACCAGTCTTTTCATACCATAGTTCTAGAAGTTCTCTGAATTCACGATTATCTTCTTTAGATACAGTTTGAACTCTACTAGTACCATCCACATGAACGATTGCAGGATAGAGATCAGGTCTTCTACATTTTGCAATCAACTGCATGTAAGGACTTTTCTCTGAAGGCATGTCAAAGTATTCACTCGCAAATTCTTCTAAGATTGCAGGAGCAAATGGTCTGAATGTTTCTCTCTTCTTGATTTCATTAACTTGGTCTTTGATGTCTTTGTCCCTAGGATCTGCAATGAGACTACGGTTTCCTAGTGCCCTAGGACCAAACTCTGCACGACCTCTCGCAATACCACACAATTTGTTCCTAAGAAGATCTTCAACGATCATCTCATTCTTGGTATTGTGTCCAAGATTTCTTCCTAGGTATGGACCTGGCCATTTAATGTGTTTTTTATGGTGTGCGAGAACTGCACCAATAGCATTACCATCATCACCAGGCGCAGGCATAATCCAAACATTTTTGAAAGACTTATATGCAATAGGATTGGCAGCACAATTTAATGCACACCCACCCATAAACACTAGGTTTTCACTCTTTACTAATGACTTTGCTTTTATGAGAACACGTTCCAGTATCTTTTCATAAACTTTCTGTGTTGCTGCAGCAATATCAAATATATCTTTTTGACTATGAAGATCTTCTCTCCAGTTTGAACAACCTTTATGTAGATTATGTTTCACCCAATAAGGATTCTTATTCAGATCAAAGAAATCTGATAATATTTCTCTATAAAGTCTATCGGGATTACCAAATGCAGACATACCCATGAGAATATATTCTTCCTCATTTGGTTTTAATTCACATCGTTGAGTCATTGCGGAATACCACAAACCCAAACTGGAAGGATATGATTGAGAATATACTTTCCTCAACTTATCACCACGACCTTTCCATATAGTAAAAGTTTCAAACTCTCCTATTGCATCTAATACAACAACTGCAGCATTATCAAACCCACTTGTATAGTAACCTGCGGATGCATGACTCTTGTGGTGAGTTGTATATTGAATAGGAACATCTCCAATATACTTTTCAATATATTTTCTTATATTGTTTTCTCCCTTAGGTACTTTTTGACCTGCAAGAAACTGTCTATATGATTTCAGTTTGGGATTTTCATACCAATAAATCTCATGGGGTTTCCCCCACCACATAGCTTCATCTATTAAAGCTTTACATAGATGAGGATCATTCTTAAGTTTACTGTATCTTTCACTTGATGAAGCGAAGACTAATTGATCTCCAACGAATACACTTAATGCTGCGTTGTGACTATTCGCGGAGATTCCCCATTTAGTCATCATTTGTAAATAAACGGATCACGTTTCTGTTGTTTTTTCAATCTCTTTTTGAATGCTCTGTCTTGTCTCCAATCTTGAAAGACTTCGATAAGGTCTTCAATCATTTTTTTCATCAACATAATCGAGAACTTTCTTATTTATGTGTACGATAAATATAATAAAATAGGGACATAGGGCGGAGTTTTAATGTCTAAACGTGTTATTAACATAGGAAACGCTCCCAATGATGGTACTGGAGATCCGTTGAGAACGGGTCTATCCAAAGTTAATGAAAACTTTACTGAGCTTTATAATACTCTCGGTGATGGGAACAATGTTATAAGTTATGCAAGCACTGCAGGCATTTCGACTCTTGCTGAAAACCTGACAGGTACACCCTCTATTGAGGTTTCTGGACTTACAAACACTGGAGTTAGTACAGTTCAATCAATTCAAGCAACTGACCTGATTGTTGCTGGTATTGTAACTGCAACTCAGTTCTCTGGTGACGGATCTCAACTTACTGGTGTAACTGGAACTGGTCAAGGTATTGACATTTATGAAGATGCAACAAGAAGAGGTATTGCAAAACAATTAAACTTTGCAGAAAACATTCAAGTATCTGCTCCAGATGGTCAAGGAAGAGTTAATATCTCAGTTGCGTCCAGTATCATTGGAGCAGGCGGAACTGGTGGCGGAGGTATAGCTGGTATAGAAGTTCGAGATGATAATGTAACCATAGGTGACGTAACAAAACTAGACTTCAGTGACAACTTAGATCTAACACCTGTTAGTGAAGGCATATCAACAGTATCAATATCTTTTCCAACACGTCCATACAGTGGAATTACTACCGCAGATATCACAAACTGGAATAGTGCATATGGTTGGGGAGACCACGCAGTAGTAGGATATCTTACATCATATACAGAGACACAAACACTGGATGACGTTGTTAGTCTGGGAAGTTCAACCACTAGAGATATAACAATAGGATCTCTTACTGCAGATAAACTCTACTATTCTAACGTTTGGGCAACTCTTAGTGGACTAAACACAGTAAGTCCAAGTACATATCATGGCATGTTTGCACATGTTCATGAAACTGGACATGGTTATTTTGCACATGCTGGTGCATGGATTCAGTTATTAGATACTAACAGTAAACTTACAGATCTTAGTGATACACTAGATGATGTTGCCGATTCTGGATGGGACGGTAATATTCTTAGATATAATTTTGCAACTGGTAAGTGGGAAAGAGAAACACCAATCTCACTTGGAATTGGAACTGCTGATATTAATAATTGGAACGCATCATATAATTGGGGCAACCATGCAACCGTTGGTTATATCACATCATATACTGAAACTCAAACTATAGATGATGTTCTAGGACTTGGTAATAATACAACTAAGGGAATCAATCTTGGCGTCCTTACCGCAACATCATTTACTGGTGATGGTTCTGCAATTACTGGAATTACGACTCTAAACATCAGTAATATCGGCAACTATGCTACGGTAACTTATGTCGATACTCAGATTGGTATTAAAACTTTCTCTGGTGTATATAACGATCTATCTGGAAAACCAACCATCCCATCATCACTCAATGATCTGAGTAATGTAAATGCACCAACTCCTTCTACTGGACAAGTCCTGAAGTGGTCTGGAGAAGAATGGCAGGCAGCTGCAGATATTGGTGGGTCTGGTGGTTCAGGTATTGGATATTCCGATCTATCAGTTACTCAGAACTCAGTAGGTGTTGCATCACTTTCTTACAATCAAGTAACAGGTGTATTCCTTTACACTCCACCAGACCTCACAGGATACGCCACAACAACCTCCATCGTAGGTTTAGCGTCTGAAGGTTATGTTGACAATGCCATTGTTGGCATGGCGACCACGGGGTATGTAAACAATGCAATCATCGGATTTGTAACTGATGGTTATGTCAACAGTAGGGGATTTACAACTACTGGATATGTCACCAACTATGTTGATACTCAGATTGGTATCAAGACTTTCTCTGGTAGTTACGTTGATCTCCGAGACAAACCTACTATTCCTGCAGACACAGGTGATCTAACAAACAATGCAGGTTTTGTAACATCTGGTATTGTTGCAGGACTTGCATCCGAAGGTTATGTTAATAATGCAACAACTGGATTTGTAACTACAGGAGGAGCTACATTTACTGGAATTGTCACCATGAGTGGTGGCATAGATTTAGACCTCAATAACATAAGTACACCTCAAGTTGATGCTGGTGACCTTATCTTAGGAGGTGCTCAGTCAAATAGAATCACCACTCAGTCTGGCAATCTTCGTTTAGATTCATATACTAATGAAGTAGAAATTACGGCTGACTTGAGTCAGACTGGTAATCAAAATATCGCTGGTGTTGTTACTGCAAGTCTATTTTCTGGAGATGGTTCTGGACTTACAGGAGTTGCAGCAACTGACGTAGCTCTCAGTATTCAAGATGAAGGTTCAATAGTAGGAACCGCAAAAACTTTAAACTTTGCGGGTGCTGGAATTACTGCATCAATATCGGCAAACGTTGCAACTATAACTGTTTCCGATCAGACATATACAGGAACTGCGTCAACGATTACTACAAGTGATATCTCAAATTGGAATACTTCTTATGGTTGGGGTAATCATGCAATAGTAGGTTATCTAACTACAGGGGGAGGTACATTTACTGGAATTATCACCGCCCAAGGAGGTATAGATCTTGGTGATAATGATAGGATCAGATTTAATAATCCCAGCCTTGCAATATATGGTAGTGCTGACTTAAATATTGATTCTGCTGGTGGTAGAGATATCGTCCTCACGGCTAATTCTGCTGGAGGTAATACTGGAAATATTCAATTAAGAACTGTAGAAGGAGGTAGAATAGATCTTACTGGTGCTGGTGGTGTAGGAATCTATCACACTGACGCATCAACAAAACTTGAAACTATTGGTGCTGGTGTAACAGTTATTGGAGATCTTTATGCAACAACACTTTATGGTGATGGATCTAACCTAACTGGAATCTCAGCAGGGGGTGGATCTATTGCTGGTATCAACACTACTGGAACATCATATTTTAATACCATAAACCTTTCTAACAGTATATTATCCGATACATTTTCTATCAAAGATGTTGGAAATACTGTCACCAAGATGTTCTTCGCAGGCTCTGGTTCTAATCATGCAGTAAGACTTTACGCTAATGGTAGTGAAAAACTTACTACAACAAACGATGGAATCTTCGTTCAAAATAATATTAGTGCTGCCGGTTATGTAACTGCCACCACATACTATGGCGATGGATCTAATCTAACAGGAGTAAGTACTGTTGCTGGTATTAATACTACTGGAGTATCTGAATTCAACCATATTAAGGCATCAGGTATTGTAACTGCTACTAGATTTGAAAGTACCACAGCAGGAACACCAAGTATTGACTCTCCAAATAACTTGGACATAAATGCAATTACTGTTTCGATTAGTACCGATTTAAGTGTTGGTAATAGATTAAGTGTTGGTATTATTACCGCACCAAGTGGAAACATTTCCATCGCACATACAACAGTATTTGAGAAGTTTGCATACTTTGGTACTGGAGAAAACCTAAGATTACATAATGATGGTAATAACTCTATTGTAGAAGACGTAGGTTCTGGAAGTCTGGTTGTGGGAACTAATGGTCCCGCAGTCCTTATTACCAAAGGCAACAATTCTGAGAATATGGCCGTCTTCAATATAGATGGTTCTGCAGAGTTGTATCATGATGGTCTTAAGAAGTTTGAAACAACTTCACTAGGATCTAAGGTAACAGGTAACATAGAATCTACTGGTATCGCAACAGCAGTAAATTACCATACTAACGATACACTTGGTGATGGTTCTGATGTTGGATTTGCTATCAAGTATCGTGTAACTTCCAATGGATCATCATCTTACAGATTCTCTGGTCCTGGTTTGGTAAATAGTACAGACAATCCAACATTCTACTTACAGAGAGGATTCTCTTACATCTTTGAGAATACTACTGGATCGGGACACCCATTCCGTATTCAATTTACTGGAACGACGACTGGTGTTGGAACTTATGTTAGTGGATCTCAAAGTGGAACTCAGATCTTCACAGTCCCATTTGATGCACCGTCTAGTTATGAATACCAATGCACATTGCATGGTGGTATGAAAGGAACCTTTAACGTAGCGTAATATGAAAAAGTATCAGATCGCAGTTACATCAACAGATAAGTGGGGTGAGATTCACGAAGCTCTCACTCTTGATTCCAATCAGGATGGTATTCCTGATCGACGAGTGGATTGTGCAGATGATAAAGTTCATAGTCCAACCAGAGGTGTATATGAACTTACTGATGAGGAAGCAAATGATCTAAAGGGTCATGTAGATGTCTTGTTTGTTGAACTAGATCCTGAATCAAATCCAGACGAATACCCACAACCAGAACCTGACATTAAAAGATGGGGAAAAGATGTAAAAGTATATCGTGACTTAGGCAGCACTAACGCACCTACTGCTGGAGTTACAACAGAAGGCGAAAAAAATAGAACTCACTGGGGTATGCCCAGAACGGGAATAACTACCAGAGGTGCATTTGGTGATTGGGCTGATCCTAATTGGTGGGGAAACCCAGAACCAACTATGGGTGATATTGATTACAGTCTAACTGGAAAAGGTGTAGATATAATTATTCAAGACTCTGGTGTTCTTCAAGGTCATCCAGAATTAAGAGACTACAATGGAGTGAGTAGAGTTAGAGATGTAATTTTAGATGGTCCTTATTACTTAGATAAGTCATATTGGGATGCAAATCCTAGTAAGTTGTATACTAAAGCGGATGGAAGAGTAGGACCCACAACAGCATCTGCACATGAGTGGTGGGAAAATAATACCACTACATATAGATCTACAATATTTGCTAGTGGTGGTGCAAATAACTTTGGAACTATAGCCATACCATCTAATTATACTATAGCTAATACTATGGGTATTGGTTCGGATGGTCAGAATCTAACCAAAAGTCACGGAACAGCATGTGCTTCTCAAGCAGCAGGTTTGAACTATGGACTGGCATGGGAATCTGATATTTGGAATATTTCTGGCATTTCGAGTCCATCTGGTGCCAGTATCTCAACAAACTATGATGTTTGTAAAGTCTTCCATAAGTATAAACCATATACAAATGAACATGGAATTAAAAAACCAACTGTGATGAATGGCAGTTGGGGATATGGTTCCGATGTTGCAACTGATAGTTCTACAATAGATTATAGATTTGATGGAGTTACAGGAACCACCACAGGAGACGCTGCAAGTAATACTTTAGTCGATGGTGCAATCAACGGAATTTCTGGTGCAAGATTTGCATCTAGTTCTGGTTCCAATAGTGTCAATACTGCAGGTGATGAAATGATTGCAGAGGGAATTATCTATGTTACTTCTGCTGGAAATTCTAATCAGAGAATGGGAGTTGCAACGACAGATCCACACTACTTAGATTATGTCCAAAGTTTACAAGGATTTGATCATGAGGACACCACTTTGTTTGATGGACTTAACAATAAACCTTTTGGTTCTAGACAATTTATTCATCCATCTAATATTGGATTCAGCAGTTCTCATCCCGAAAGATTCTACCCAAGTATCTGTGTAGGTGCTATGGATGAATATTTTAATACTTCAGATGGCACTGAAAGAAAAGCAAGTTACTCTAATAATGGACCTGGCGTTGATGTTTGGGCACCTGCAGATGAAACTCTTGCGGCGGGTGTTGATGGATTAGGAGATACTCAATACACTAATGCTGATGATAGTAACTATAAGGATAGATTCTTTAATGGAACAAGTTCTGCATCTCCTATTTGTGCAGGTCTGATTGCTCTATACATGCAATCAAATCCTGGTGCGGGTATTACGGAAGTTAAAGGATGGTTACATGACCATGGTTCTGTAATCGATAGTACATATCAAGATACCGAACCTGACCCTACTCAAATTAGTTATTGGAGTGGCAGTTATAACCTTAGAGATGCTGAGAGAAGAATTGTTTACAATCCATTTGCAAATTCAACCAAACCAACACTAAGTGGTATCCAAATTAATGGTACTCTGAATATAAACATGGAAAGAAATTATAATTAAAGTTATTGTTGAACATTGTTAAGTGCCCTAAATAGGGCATAATGTGCATAATATTCTATCACATGAAGAAGTTTATTCCTCTTATTATGCTACTAATGACCGCGAGTGCAGCAAATGCCGGCGGATTGGTTACGAAACATGCTTCCAGTGTTCAACTGACTGTTGACGCAGCGCGTTCTACTGCCACGAGAATCGGTTCCTCGTTCAGTATTTCAGGTTCAAATATTGATACTACTGACGGTAGCACAGCAGGTGCTGTATCTTCAGGTACTATTACCTCTGGCGTCTACAGTCCTGGAACAATTACTGCTACTCAGGATACAGCGGGTTCCGCATTCTCCTTCAGTCAATCTTATACACAAGCTGACGCAGTTCCTACTAGTGCAGCTACTGTAGGAGCAATTCCTAACTTCGGTTCGGTTACTTCTTACACAGCGGGAACTGCTGGTGATCTAGCGGGTACTGTAACTTCAGCAGGTGTACTTACCGTAACAGCTGGTGGAGCTGGATCTAGTGCTGTCGGACAATTTGTCTCCGAAGTCACTGTAATCGACTGATGACTAGATTACAAGAAGCAATCGGTCTCGGATTGGTTCTTGGGGTGATTCATGGACTACTTCAACCCGCATACTCGGTTCCAGTGGTCCCGAATTTTACACAAGGCTCCATGACCAGCCATACGGAGACGACCAGTAAGATCACAGAAACCATCAATTCGATGGATTATAATACAGGTTATCAGTATTCAGCAACTGGATCTGGAGTAACCTCAAATGGAAACCTTTCCCCAGGGACAGGTTCAGTTAATGTAACTATTAATGGAGTGACATCATCATGGACTGGTGCAACAAGCAAACCAACGTTCACACAAACAGTACCAGGGGCAGCGTTTCAGTTCACAGAAACTTATTCAGGGCCGGGCCTGAGCAACCATACAATTATTCAAAGAGAGACAGAAGTAACAAGCATAACAGACACTACAAGTATCTTCTCCCAGTAATTCTAATTGGATTTTTCCCATCTCAATCCTTTGCAGAAACTGTTGGTGGCGTCTCTGCTACCGCTTCTCCTATTGCTAATAGTAGTGGCAGCGTCACAAATCAGGCCGTCCAGGTGTTGCAAGGTCCATATATTACGAATACGTACGGCGGTGGAATCCAATGTCAGGGTCCTACAAGAAATTTCACCCCATTTGTAACAGGAAACGTATCGGCATCAAAACCATACGAAAATTATTATGACGATCCTGTATATGATATGAGTGATAATGTTGGCGCCTTCGATGATGAAGGGAATCCAATTGGAGATGGTATTTTAGATAATCCTGGTTCGGTGCAATTTTATCGTCCAGTGAGAACAGGACAGAAAGATAATTATAATCTCTCTGTTGGTTTTTCAATGACTTGGAGTACACCAACGGATAAAAAGTTACAGGATCAATGTAAAGAAGCTGCAGCAACTCAGATTGCATTACAACAACAGTTGACTGCAAATAAGCGCCTTGACTTTGAGATCGCCAGACTTAAGAATTGTGGCGAACTAATGCAACGTGGAATATATTTTAAACCTGGGACAGAGATGTCAAAGATCTGTGCTGATGTAGTGGTACAAGGTGTGAATGTAATTAAACCACATCGTCACAGTATTCCACAAGTTCGACCTATCACTTCTTCTTCTTCATCAACCGTAATGCCCGAATTGCAAGACTCCTCTGACGCTGCTCGTCTCGGCGGTCCCGTACAGATTCGACCTTTACGGTCTTCCCCCTGATAGCAGCAATCTTTTTAATAACTTTCTTGACCGTTGGTTTGACTACTTTCAACAGTAAGTCTGCCAACGGTTTTGCTAATAGAGCGGATGTTGTAGCGACCACAGCAATACTAGCAGTAGCAGTTACTACTCCAGGGTTGGGAATATTTTGTACAATTTGATCGGGAATAGTAAGATTTTCAGTTACCATCAAACATTCTTTACCGACCTGTTCATAACCAGTAATCTTTTTGTTACCCTCTAGGATTTTTCCTACAGGGTTTTTTAGTTGTTGTTCTCTAGTGGGACACTTTGGTGGTGGAGGTGTTTCGGCTTTTGTTACTGGTGCTATCTCTGGTTCTGGTGTCGGAGCTACTTTTGGAACAGGTGGCTCGTAGTTGTACTCCAATTCATCTGGGTTGTAATCAATCGGTCCAAAAGATGGCACACCCGCATCACAAAAAGTCTTTACACCCTTGGGATCATCTTCGCCAATGATACCACTCCTTTCTCTGGTGGTATTCTGTTCATGTGCTTCTACACACCCAGGTATGTTGACAATAGGCACACCAACCTCTTGCGTGATTGGTGGAGCAGTGAATATTGCTGAGGGATTTGTTGTCCATCCAGGTGGTTGATAAACCCGAATATCGGGTATATTCACATTATCAATAGAAATATCTTTAATACGAATATCCATTATTAAAAGGAACTCAGCAATCGTTTAATACAGATCCCACTTGTGATCCCACTTCAGAACCAACATTGGTTCCTAACAAAGTTGCCCATCCTGCAGCCAACCATCCAATGTAAGGGATACCGACAACAGCAGGAACAGCAACACCAGCAGCGATAGCACTACCTGCCATTGCACCTTGAGACCGTGCTCCAGCGTCCGCCACGATGCACTCTACGTCTTTCGCAGACTTTCCCTCACCGTCCGATACGGCACCTCCTGAACCCATATTACGGGTGCCTTCCATTGTATATTGATCGTAACGAGTCTCGCGACGAATTTCTGTACCGCCACCAAACAGTCCTTTCTTATTCTTATCGGAAGCATGAGTTCTAGATGATTCTAAAACTTTAGGATCATTTGCACGATACTCAATCTCATATCCATCCTTACCTGCCTTGATTCTATAAGACGAGTAAGGGGTATGTGGAATATTGAAGGCAGGTGGTTGATGAACCTCAGGTTCAGGTTTTAGTAAATGTCCCAGAACACCAATGTGAGCAACTCCGAAAATTCCACCAACAGTAATAACAAACCACTTCATCGGTTTCATAGTTCTTACCTCTTTCTTGGGTTCTGGATAATAGTCGCCTGGTTCCTCTTTGGTGCTCTGGAATAATTTCATGGCAATCTTACTCCTGAAGACGGTCCTGTCTCACCAAAAGGTATTGATGGGCCAGTTTCTAAAGGAATCAAACCATCCATCAGACCTGGCAGTTCATCAGTGATTGCTCCTGCAACTAGTTCTGTTAGACGTTCCTTCGCTTCTTCTCTCCACGCATCTTGGTTCATAACAACATAAACACTCCCACCAACGAATGCCAATGAGGTCAGACCTGATAGGAGTGCAATAACATTAATTACTTTTTGCATTGTAAAGAATTCGAGTCGTTCCTATTTAGACAAGTGTGCCATGTATCCTGCGGATTTCACGAAGTTCTTCAAAGTTCTTCTGTTTTGTTCCACCATCATATGCCCAAGCATAACCTTCGGTGATCATCATTTCGTTGAGTGACAGAGATGCGTCCCCAATGTATAACCACCCAAGAAGACGCCCATATTTGCCAACCCCGCCAACAAGTTCAGTCCTAATAACAAGGTCATCATCACCAGCCACCGCACCTTCCAATTTTTCTTTGAGCCAGTTTGTTGCGTCGATTCCAAGTGCTTTCTCCTCAAGGTTTCTTGTGCGTTTTTCTGGCGTGTCTACACCAGCGATTCTAACTCTTTCTTTCTTGAATAAGTCAAACCCAAGATCAATTGTGACATCAATTGTATCCCCGTCCAATACTCTGTTGATCTCTACTACTCGGAAGTTGTAGCAACTCTTCCGATTCGGAGGTGTCATTGCGCCCATTGGTTTTATCGTATCTACAGTTATATAGGATTATAAGGAGAGATATCCCATTTATCTGGGGAAGCATCTCCAGTTTCATATAGTTTTTTTAGATTTTCTATTGATTTATATTTGATAATAACATTGAATCTATGATCAGATCTAAATGTAGTTGCTCTATGTTTTAATTGAGAATCAAAATAAATTAATCGATTTGGAATTGGAGGGACACCAATCACTTGATCATTTACAAAAAACTCTGTAGATCCGAGATCATTAAAATGCCAATTACTATTAGGATAATATAAAAATGTAAGATCCCCTTCTTCTTCAGAGTCAGTATGAAAGTATGGAACTTCTTTTGGAACAAATAAATTTACATGCATCCAGTATATTTCTCTACCTGGTGCATATTGTTTAGTTGTGTCACTAAAAAGTTTATATATTTTTTCATTCTTATAGATGTCTGCAACCATTCCTGTAGGAAGAAACTGACTTGAATCTGCAACTCCATAACGAAATCTAGCATTCTTACAATAATCTAAAACAAACTTACGTTCTTCTTCAGTAAGAAAACTATCTTCAGCCGTGATCATTATCATCCTCATCAAGTTCCGCATACGCCATTTGCATAATGGTGTATATGTAATAAGAAACACCCGCTAGAAGAATGATGAGACACCAGATGATTGACCAGGTGACATCATTAACATCTTCTAACGGGCGTAGAAATAAATTCATTTTTTCTCTGTGGGTCCGAATATAATACATTTATGACAGTTTTCACCATCACATTCCCAACCCTTGTGGCAGTAATCACAACTCTTACCGCCACATTTAGTGCATATAATATGCGACCTATCGGACATCGTGGCCACCAAACATGGCGCGCATACCGTTTAGAACCTTGGCTGCGAAAGCACCAAGACGGCGCGACTCAAANNCGTGACCACAACGCACTACTGATGACAGGAGCGGGTACACCAAGATCCACAGCAGCGTGAACAGTCCAACGTCCTTCACCAGAATCTGATACTCCCCCATCGAACTTGCTAAGCTCTCGATCGCTGCGTAGTACATCAGCGGTAAGATCAAGTAACCAAGACCCAACCACACTACCACGACGCCAACACTCAGCCACTTTAGCAACGTCAATGTCGTAACAATAATCTTTCGGATTCTCCATCGGAGCAACCTCAGCATCGCCCTCTTTAACATAAACTGACCCAGCATTAGCCTCATGCAGGATATTAAAACCCTCGGCGTAGGCTTGCATGATTCCGTATTCGATTCCATTGTGGACCATCTTTACAAA